AACTGGTGTTATCCAGACGGGAGAATCCGCCGAGACCGTGGGAGCCAAGCCAACAACGTAGCGTGTGCCACTGATTGTTTTACCTGTGCTGCCACTACTAGTGTCGCCCATATAAAGACTAAAACTGATTAGTTGCTTGTCTTTGCTTAAACCAAATAGTCCTTTATTTACTGCTACATCTGCTCCACTGCCTGAACCAAAGAACACGGTTTGATCAACAACCAAATTCATATCAATACTATTTGATGCTGTAGTAGGGATATTAAATTTGCTGCCACTATCAAGTTGAGTCCAAGTGAATACATCGTTGGCATTGTTAATAGTGATGTCTTGTAGTGCAGGGATAGCGAGAGCATTTGTATCACCACTTACCTCAATCTCCAGCGTTAATTCTACGTTGGCTACGCCGGGTGCGGGATATATATAAGCCATTGCTTACTCCTTATACTATAGAATAGAATCTATACTGGAATTCATATGTCAAGCGATCATTGTCTATACTGGTAGTATAATCAAATTCGCGACGATGACGTCCAGTAATGGTAGCGACATCCTTGGCACTACCTAGAGTTGTTAATGCGGCATCTAAATCTGTGTTGCGATTTTTGGCATCTACGGTGAGATAACCTTGAACAATATCAGCACGTTCGTTTATATGACTGCCACCCAGTGTGGCATATAAAGTAGTTTGCTCCTGATAGGGTTCTGCCAAATATACACGTCGTAAGTTTTTAAGATGTAGTGCTTGGTTGCCTTCTTCAAACGGCAACTCACTACTGGGTTTTATTGTGCCCGTTAAATTAGCAGTGATATAATCCAATAGTTGCTGTCTCATTATCTCATTCTCACACGGTTTTGTATGTTAGGCTGTTTTTCAGTTAGCTCTATAGTGCCATCCAAATCAAAGTCATACCAGTCACCACTTTCAATAACTTCCTTAAACAATTTGTTATATTGATCCTGATAGTGTGCTATTTTTTTAACTTCGGCACTATCGGGATTGCCCCAATCTGCTAGACTGGGATAAACATATTCACTCAAGGCAAAATAAATGTTTAAGTCTTTAAACTCCTGCTCACGTGATTTAATGTATATGCCATTTACACTGGGTAATAGTCTTAAATCATTTTTAAGCGTGGAGTCTAATCTAAAACACTGATCTCGCCACCAGTCTGTATTTCTTATTTGTGTAAGAATACGACTACTGGCTGCTATAAGGTAATCATCTAATTGGTCTGTGGTAACGCCTTCATTGGATTCTAGAAGACGACCGTCGCGTTCTACTAGATCATCATAAGAAGTAAAACTTATGAATCTTGTTCCGCTTGTAATAAACGCCATCTTCTCGCCTCACTTTAATTATAGAATGCTGCTATCATAGTGTAGTTCTACACCATAACCATCATACAACTCGCCTACGCCATAGTGTAAGCTGGCTACTACATCGGTAGCAACATAACTGGCTCTACGCTGTGTTTCAATGTTTAGACCACCTACCATAGCGATACCTAGTGCATCACGATGGAATACAGCCCCCTTGTAATCACCAGCAGTACCAGTATTGGCCATATTAGCACCCTCATAGATTGGGATACCTGCCAACATACCAACTAGGCCTTCACGCTGTGCTTGGTTAGCAACATCGCTAAATGCGCCATTGGTAAATGCCACATTGCCGTTAGTTGTTAGGGCTGCTTTTAAGTCAAATCCAATTGCAGGATGTAAAACTGCCACGCAACCGTCCATGGGAACACCAGCGGTACGAAGTTTTGCTACAGCATTGAAAATTGCTGCTGCTGTGATTGCTGTTGTGCCATCACCTAGGCCCACGCTGAAGCCATCAAATAATGCCATTAAGTCAGCATCAACTTTACGTGCGATGCTTTCACCAAATAGTCTGCCTAGATCTGCTACTACATTGCTGGCTGAACTATTTACTGCTAGATCACTGACCATGGTGCGAATTGCCACTGGACTGATAGTGATTGTAGCACCATCAGTACTTACTGCTGTATTGCTAACTTCGTCGCCTTCAGTTAGTGATGCTGCTGTTTGTTGTGGATAGATAGGAACGGTTACCGTCTTACCCTGTCCTGTGCCTAATGCAAAATTCTTTACTAAAGGCATCATAATACTACGCTCTGACGCTACGAACATTGCCTCGGCTATGATACTGGGTAGCAAATCATTCAGCGTGGTTGATGTTGAACCTGCCATAATAATTCTCCTTAATT